CGGGGCGACCAAATTGGTTCCCCTCACGTCCCGCACGCCGATTACAAATCTTGTAGTCACCCTACCCCTAGTGGGCAGGGCCACCCACATTTGCTCGCTGTGTGGGTGTCTTTGCTCGTTAGGAGCAACTCGCCAAGTGAGACTCGACTCACCGTGGGCATTACCACGTAAAAAAGTGTATTATCATTAAGGGGGCGAGAAGTCATTGAAGTTATGACAGAAGAAGAAATCCAGTCTTTGAAAGAGGCTAAAGAGGCCGCAGAAGCAGCACAAGCTGCAGCACAGGCCGCCGCAGAAGCTGCGAAAGCTGAAGCGGAAAAAGCTAAGAGCGACCTAACCGGAGTTGTGGATGAACTCAAGGAGGAACGACGTAAAAAGCAAGAAGCTCTTGAAAGACAACAGAATATTAATAATCCAAATCCAAACCCAGAATCTTCTGGCGAACCTGACGTTAACCAATTAGTTGAACAGGCCCTTGCTAAGAAGGAAAGGGAACGGGCTGAAAACGAAGTTAAGTCTGCTATTGAAGAATTCAAGAACAGCAAGACAGAGTTCCAGTCTGATACTACTGGTATGGTGTTTGAAAAGTTTAAGAAAGATTTATCACGGTTTAATTTCTCAGACATTCAGTCTAAGGAAGAAGCTAAGAAGAGACTCAACGAGGCGTATGATTTCCTACGTCGTCAAGAGAACTCCGGTGGCGAAAGCACCTACGAAGGTACTGATAACCCTCCGAGCACTCCATCTTCTGAAGATAAGTCGCTTCCGGCTGATGCTAAAAGCATGGGACTTGACCCTGAACGATACAACAAACTATCATCCAAGTATGGAGACGCTCTAGCTGGCCTAGGATTTGGTCGCTAATTAAATTAAATAATGATTCGAAAAGTTGGTTCATTAGGCCGCTTTGGTGGTCCTATCCTAGTTGACCGCATCGTAACAAACTCTGTTACTGTGGCAATTAGTGATGCTGTCTCGACTACTAGTGGCTTCGCTGCTCTTGGAACCACTGGCAACCCTGTCCTTGGACACGTGGTTGGCATTCAAGGACGTGACGGTCTTTCAATTGTGAAAGATGGTACATTCCTTAACAACCCAGGAGACGCTCACACTGTCGCATCTGACAACCAAACTGTAGCTAAGACAAAGGTTGTTGTTGACATCGACACTAACGCTATCTACACAGCTGAGCTAGACGCTGCTGCCGGTACTACTACTGGCTCAGACCTAGCTGGCTACAACATGGACTTGGCAGACGAGGAAAGCCTCGACGAGTCCACCGCTGCAGAAACTACTGCACAATATTACTCACATGGTTTGGACCCGAACTTCGGTGACGGCTCAACCCAAGTATTAGTTAACATCCTTGAATCAGAAGTCTTCGGCTTCTAGTTTCACCTTAATTTTATTTATTTACTATGATTGAATTACGTAGCAAATGGGGTGAACTGATTAAAGGAGTCGGAATCGAAATCTTAGAAGCTATTGACCAGGGAAGCTCGCTCTATACCCCGGGTATCTCTAGCCTCTTGATGACTGACTCATCTGATTCAGCCCAAAAGAACTTTACAGGAAAAGTAGCTGAAAACCGAATCACCCGAAAGGATGAGGCGGAAGATACAGACGAACTTGGACGTTACAAGACTTACCTAACTACAGTAGACTACACAGCTTACGCTGCAAAGATTGAGGTTTCACGAGAACAGCTCATGGACCGAGACTTTGCTAGTACGCTAGATGAGGCTACTGACATTGGTCGAGCTTCTAACTTCTCCCAAGACGAAGCTGGTATTCAGCTATTTAACGGTGGTTTCACTACCCGAGACGAAGAGATTCGTGGGTACCGATACCAGTACTACGGAGACGGAGTGCCTACTTTCTCAGTACAGCACCCTACCCCAGTACCAGGACAATCTGCTCAATCTAACGCATCTGCTACAGGTATTACCTTGACAGAAGCTAACCTTGAGACAGCTCGTCTTGCCCTAAGGAAGCAGCAAACTGACGCTGGTGGTCCTATGACCATGGGTGGTTCAGAAACAATCGTTGCTCCTATTGCACTAGAAAAGACTGCTCGTGTTATCACAGAGTCAGAGAAAGTTTCTGGTTCACAAAATAACGACATCAACACTTATCAAGGTGCTGTAAACCTTACTACATCTGTACTCATGGATGCAGTTAACGGTGGTTCAGACACTGCATGGTTCCTAGTTGTACCTGGAGCTACACGCTTCATGCACGACATACGAGAAGCTATGCAACCTTGGACTGAAGTGGATGAAGACAAGAAGACCCTAACTGTCGGTATGTACGGACGGTGGGCAAACTACACCAAGGACTGGCGACGTTCTTGGGGTTCACTTGGAGACGGACAAGCTTACTCAGCTTAGTTCCTCTGTGAATTTGCAATGCAGTTACGGCTGTATTGTAGCCATACTCAGCTCCTAGTCGTACCGACAGGTACAGGGGGCTGGGCTATGGTTGTAAATCCTACACCATATAATTGCAATTATGAGATTAAAATTTTAACACATGGTAACTATCACTAATACCATTGATAAAGACCTGACTCTTCAGTTTAAGGGAGAAACATATGTTCTTCCAGCTGGTGTGAAGGAAAAGTTCCCTACGGAAGTAGCGGCTCAATGGGTTAACATTTATGGATTCCTTAGTATAGAAGGAACTTCAGATAAAGAAGTAGAAAAGCTAGCAGAAGAAATTACAGCGAAAGAAGTAAAGCCAAAGAAGAAAGCGGCAAAGAAGACCACTAAGAAAGAATCTAAAGATTCAGATAAATAATTATGTTACACTATCAAACACAGAATGCTGTAACAGCCTTTGATGACGTAACTCTAACCACAGACTTTGCCGACAATCGGTACGAGCTAGCGGTGGAGGGTATGTCTAAGTTATCTCTTGATATTGGTTACACTGCAAATGACGCAACCAACGTATTGGAGATGGCTATTGAACACTCAACTGATGGTACTAACTGGTACCAACTAGTGATTGACGATACTTCTACAGTATCTGATATCTCTGCTCGTGAGTGGAACATAACAGGCTCAGCCAATTTAAATGTTATTCTAGATATTGCATATCAGAATGTGCGTATCTCACTAAAAGAAACTGTTAACGCCTCAACAGCGGGTTCAGCTACAGTCGTAGCAATGCCATCTGGAATGTAATGTTAACATAGTTAACTAATAACAAACACAAATGAAGAATCCAACCATACTGAAAGATGAGTTGAGTATTCTTAAGGCAGATAAGTCAGCTGTTTTAATTGAGATAAGGAATCGAAGCGAAGAGCTAAAGAGTATCAACACTCTATTAGACGAAGCTGAGAAAACCCTGTCGGACATGACAAACAAAATAAACAAAGAGACAGCACGACGTGAAGATATTAACGCTCGTGCTATTTCTTTATCTAAGAAGGTCGCTAGGCTAGAAGAGAAAGCCAAGGAGACAAAGAAGAAAGCTGAAACAGAACGCCTTAAATACTCGCAGGAAACTAAACTACATCTTGGACGTATCAGAGAATTAAGTATAAAGGAAGAGGAACTACAAGATAGTATTACTGAACTAAAGGAAACCTTTGACAGGAATGCTAACGCCCTCAACCTTAACTTATCTGAACTAAGAGGCAAGTATCAGGAACTGAATACTGCCCACACGAATAAACATAAAGAACTTCGGGAGGCCGAAAAACAAATAGAGAAGATTAAAGCTGAAGAGAAACGCTTAACCAAAGAAAGATTAAAGCGTGAGGATAAAATCCGTACAAGAGAAAGAGCTTTAGAACGAAGAGAACAAGGCCTAGAGAAGAGGGAGGAAGATGTCCAGAAAATGGCAAGCGACCTCATTGTTGTTTATTTCCGCTTAAAAGAACTTTACGCTAAGGTAGACCCTAGTGTGGATATAGATAAAATAATAACTAAAGTAGAATAAGAACATGAGTTTTCCATTCAATATAACGAATCCAGGATTTATACTCGGCGGACAATTAACATCAGGGGAAGCAGATTTTGTTACAGAGCTTGCGGCACTAAGCCCAAGTGACGGTGACATCTTTGTATATAGAACAGCCGGAGGTGCATGGACACTAGAAGCAAAGCCAGCGGGTGGTGCAAACCCAGCCATCAACGATATAACCGATATCGTAATTACATCAGTTACAGATAACGAAGTACTAGCATATGATAACACTTCTGGTAATTGGATTAATCAGACAGCGGCTGAAGCGGGGTTAGCCACAGCTGCTCAAGGTGCACTAGCTGATACCTCAGTACAGCCTGGTGACAACATCTCGGGCTTAACCAATGACTCAGGCTTTATTACAAGTTACACCGTAACAGAAGGAGATGTCACTGCCCACCAAGCAGCCCTATCTATTACCGAGTCACAAATCTCAGACTTAGCTAACTACGAGACAAAAGCCGTCGCTAACGGTAGCCTTACCGCTGTCTTAGATACTTTCTACGTGTGTGTGTCTAACTCTACTTTTACCGACCCCACCCCAACAGAAGGAAAAGGTTTTACAGTACTTGTTCGTAATGGTACAGCAACAGTAGGAGGTACAGGGTACGGAACTGCTGGAACTATCATTCATCGTATATTCCACTCAGGGGCATGGGCTAATTATGAGTACAATGTATCAAGTACATTTGCCACCGCAGCTCAAGGGGCTACTGCTGATACCGCTGTTCAACCTGGTGATGACGCAGACACCCTAGGTAGTGGTGCAGCAACAGATGGTTGGGTACTAACTGCCGACGGTGCAGGAAACGCTGCTTGGGAGGCAGCCACAGGAGGTGGTATTGCTAATATCGTGGAAGACACAACCCCACAACTAGGTGGTACTTTAGACCTTAATAGTCAGACAATCACAGGGACAATCACACCATCGGCTGACGGTGTATACGATATTGGTACATCATCGGCTGGTTATGTAGCGTTGTATACTGGAAATATACGCTCTGACATTGTTGATATTGAGACAAACAGTGGAGACGAGATTACACGATTTGAGACATCAGCATCTCCTGTCAACTACCTAAATGTTAAAAACTCTGCTACTGGTAACGCACTTCCTGTTACGGCCACTGGTACAGACACCAACATTTCAATTAACTTAGTTCCTAAAGGTACAGGAGAGGTACAAGTAAGCGGCGACAAAATCGTTACAGAAACAGACACCCAAACGCTAACCAACAAAACACTTACTTCCCCAACAATTGATTCTCCTACTTTTTCAGATGTAAATGAAGTGCCACTCGACGGAACACCAGACACAGACCACACAGCTAACGGCCCTGTCACTTCAACCTTCAACGCAGGTGCAACACTCGCACCGGGCGATGTTGTTTACATGGGAACAGGCGGTACTTGGCTATTAGCAGACGCAGACGCAACTGCTAGTGCTGAGAAGCTCATCGGTATCGCCCTTGAGTCTAAGACTTCTGGGCAAGCCTGTAAGGTAGCTCTCCCTGGCTCATTTGTTAGAGATGATACATGGAACTGGACAGCAGGTGATACACTATATCTATCACTTACAGCAGGTGACCTTCAATCAACAGTAGCGGCAACTGCTACTGACGATGTTAGCCGAGTGATTGGCTACGCAGTATCAGCAGACGTTATCTACTTACAACCACAACAGGGTGTAGTACACGTTTAATTAAACTAATATGTATACAGCAAAAATAACAAACAAAAGTTTTGACAAAGCCAATAGTCAACTTCTAGTAGATGTAACATTTACCGATGGAACAGATACTCAGACACAAAGCCTACGTTTTGGTGCAGATTTTGACTTTAACGCAATTAAGAAAAACATAAAACAACGCCTAGACTTACTTAATGCAGGAGAAGCAAATGTTACAGCTATTGCAGTAGGTGAAGTTGACGTTTCTACTATTGTGGAAGACCCACGACCAGCAGCAGAAATTGAAGCAGATGAGTGGCTACGTGATTTTAGGCGATTAGAAAAGGTGCAACAACTTATTGACCTAGGAGTATTAACTGGAAATGAAACACCAGTAACTAACCTACGCACGAAAGTATCTACTGACTTCAAGCCAGCGTACATTAACTTATTCTAGTTTATGGCAATAGCAAACACCACTTCAGCTTCAATAGCAAACTGGTCAAGCAGTAATCCAGCGACAGCAAGTTTTGACTGTTCTGGCGGTGATTTTCTATACGTCACTCTTTTTGGTAATGGTAGTATGTCAGCCGTATCAGCTACATATAATGGAGTAGCATTAACATTACTTCACCTCACAGCAGATGCAGAGGGCAATAAGCAAGCGGTGTTTTATCTAGCTAATCCAGCTTCAGGTTCAAACACATTATCTGTATCAAGGACAGGTGGTTCAAACTTGTCTATTGTGGCAAGTGCTTATTCAGGTACAGATACAACAACCCCCATAGATAATTGGACTTTTGACGGTGGTGGCACAGGATTAACTACAAAATCTGTTTCAGTAACAGTAGGAGATGCAGACAATTGGTTACTAGGGAGCTTCCGATATGAGGGTACTTGGACAGGTACAAATACTACCCAACGAGTAGCTTCATCAACAGTGCTAGAAGCAATTTGGGACACTAACGGTACAATCGGCTCCACTGGTTCGGTCACAGAAACGTGGACTAGTGGCGGCTTTAGGTTAGTGGGTATCACACTTACTTCTCTAGCTGTTGCAGCAGCAGCAGGTGGCTCAAGCATTAAATCAATCGCAGGTGTCACAAAGGCAAACATTAAAAGTATGGCAGGTGTAACAGAAGCTAACACTAAGTCAGTTGCAGGTATAAGTAACGTGTAACAGACTAAGTAGTAAGTAATAAAAACAATTATGAAAAAATTTTATTCAACAACATACACAAACGAGCTGATGAAACTCCTGGGTGTATTTGCTCTTATCTTGGGCTTTGACCTACCAGAAGAAACTGAAGCTATTGTTGGTGCTGTCGTTGTACTAGGTGGTGCTATATACACAATGTACCAGCGGTACAAGGCAGGTAAGGAAGGCCGAGCAGACATGGTTAACCTGCTAGGAATAAGGAAATAATTATGACTATGTGCTCCCAAGAAGAAACAAAACAAGCTGCCCACGAAGCGGTAGAAGAAACCTTATTTACACCAGACCAACATGGCAATACCCGCTTTGGTCGTGAGGTGCACGATGCTGTTTTTGAAGAGGGGGCAGATGGTTCACCTAGCCGATTCCAACGTGAACTCAAAAAAGGCTTCTATAATACCTTTGGCAAATGGTTCTTTGGTGGTGGTGCAGTAGTCTTGTTAGGACTGGCAGGGCTTTACTTTCAAGTGCAAGACCACGAAGAAAAACTAAGTGAGGGTGGTCGGTACACTGAAGCAGACGCTATTGAAGATGACCGCCTACAAGAAGCGAGAGATGCACGACAAGACCAAGATATTCAGAACTTACGTGAGGAAATTAACAACAAGCTTGACCAGATAATTAGCCGACTTATTCCATAACTTATGAACAAACCAGAAGTAGTAATAACCCACCACGCTGTATCTCTAAAGCACCACACTGTTAACGATGTTGACAATTGGCACAGAGAACGGTGGCCAGGGTTTGTATCCAGAAAAGGATACCACGTCGGATACCACTATGTCATAGACTGGGATGGTAAGGTAACCAACACAAGAGACCATGATGAGGAAGGTGCACACACACTAGGAATGAACAAACGTTCCATTGGTGTATGTTTTATGGGTAACTTTGATATCCACACACCCTCAGCCAAACAGCTTCGGGCATGGGAAAGTCTATACAGGAAACTTGTAAAGCAATACCCAGACATTAAGTTCGAACCTCACCGCAGGTATGCAGTTAAGTCTTGTCATGGCAAGCTGTTACCAGACACCTACTTTCAGGTGACTGGGCAACTATCCTACATACAAGAACTTAGGAGAATAGTATCAAAGCTACTCTCATTACTTAAAAACAAGCAGAGGTAATATTCAGATAGAGCACCAAGCGAGAGGTGTTCTATTCTGAGGGTTACACGATTATTAATTATAGAATTTACATGAGTTACAAAGTAAGCGACCCAAGATTTTGGGAAGAAAGAAATAAACCCAAAAGGAGAGTTATGGCTGGGAAAGGTCAGAAAGGCAATAAATACCTCAACAGGAATTCTTCAGAAGGAGAGAAACAGATAGCAGCTGATGCTGTGTATGACCTGCTGTCTGACGCTCTGTTCGACAAGTTAAGTTTTATAAGCTTCCCGTTTACCCAAACAAAACAGATATACCCAATGACCATTCAGGACGGAATCTCTGGGTTAACTACTGTCGGAAGTGAAAAAACCTATGCTCAGACTAAGATAGGAGAGGCGGGAGTGACATTAGAAGACAGAGACCATATCCAGTTTATCGAAGCTGATGTTACTGATACTGAAAGATACTGGGGTATTGGTAGGATACCAAATACCTCAGAGGGTAAGTTCCTTCGGCCTGACCGACAGAGTAGGGTGAGGTGCTCATTTTATGTTAATTGCGGCCAGTATATAGATGGCTACCTATTAACTAACGTGGTCTACGACAGCTTTACTTCTCTGAACTACTTTAATTCAATGGATATATTTCGTTCATACTTAGGCCTAAGGTTCCTTGAGGGTAAGGCTTACATTGCTATCAAAGAAGCGGAAAAAGAAGAGACACTAACTGAGATTGATAGTGTTAATGTTTCAGGAACAGGGTTCTCAACTACTTATAGACTCGATATCACGAGCACAGGTAAGTCTTGTAGGATATTTATCGACGGAATAGACCAGGGTACCTTTTCTTCTGATGCGACTTCTGGATTTGGTGACTCTGTATCTTCTTATTTGCCACTATTTATACCAGCAAAAATGACAGAATCAGTGGCTGACCCCAAAGGCGGGAATCTTTCTGTGGCTGTTTACGTAGAAAACTTTCAATTTATACAAAATAACACATAGACATGGCTGACATTACATTAGATTTATCTGGGAAAGCTGGGTTAGCCCCACTCTTTGCCGGAGACAGAAACCAAATATCTGAAAAACCCCACCTAAGGCTAGCTGGTGAAGGACAGATGGTGTCTGGGTACTTCAACCCTCTACTTGTAGATGGTTATATGGCCCCAGTGCCGACAACAACAACAGACCTAACAGCATCACCAGCTATATCAAACGTAATTGGTTCTGCTGTATATGATAATAGGGAGAAAGACTACTACGTTGCTGAGAGAGGTAACGTTATTTATAAGGGTGACGAGCTAAGCGACGAGGCACTGGCCAGTTTCGTCACACTACCAGCAACCTCTGTTGTTCAGGACCTAGAAATATATAGTATAAACGGAGACGATGCTCTGTTCTATGTATACAACGGAGAAACTTTTTCTCCCCAAGAGAATATAACATCGGACGTTGGCATTTATGAATGGGCTGCGGGCACTATCCGCATAGACCCGAGTGGCAGTGACCCAGTTACACTCTACAGTAAAGATACATTCCGTAGTCCAGGGTCGGCAGCTCATGATGTGGTTGTCCCATCTGGATATGGTGACTTAACTGTGCTGGTTGTGATACGCTCTGAGGGAGATGCCATACCAGACTTTAACTCCGTTGCAATGACTAGTGTTTTCGACCAAGACTTTAACTTGGCCGACGTAAGTTACAATCTTTCTGCATACTACACTAACAGTGTGTCAGCAGGAACCTACACACTAGATGTAAACAACACAGAAGACTGTTCTGTTTTTGTGGCAGTACTAGGGAACACAGCGACTGTGCCGGTCACTGTTACTGACTTTAGTCAGAATGTAAATAAAACAGCAAAGACTGATATTGCCACAAATGATGGTTCTTTGTACCTGACAACCTACACAGTAAATGAGCCTACTTTGTACAACTCATACGCTTCAGAGCAAACATACAGTACAGCAACACAGGTTGATGATAATGGTGGCTCAATGTACATCAACGATGCTGGTACCAAAATGTATGTCATGGGAGATACGGCTGCCGGTGGAGCAAATCATATCTGGGAGTATGACCTATCCTCTGCATTTAACCTTACTACTGCAACATACTCTGGTAATTCATTGAATATTGATACGCAAGTACCAGACCCGTTTTTCTCTTACTTTACGATGAAGCCAGATGGCACAAAGATATATGCAAAAATAGAAGGTACTTCAAATGTGTATGAATACACCATGACTACCGCATTTGATTTGTCTACTGCTAGCTTTACAGCAACGCATGACATTTCAATTTCAGGATTTAGTAATTACAGAGGAGTAGGGTTTAACTCAACAGGTACAAAAATGTACACTGTTGGTAACCCTGGTGCTTCTTATTTAGATAGCAGAGTTTTCATACTTCAATATGACTTAAGTACTGCATGGGACTTGACCACTGCAACGTATGTTGATATGTATGACCTCAACTCAGGAAGTTCTTTATGGGTGTCAATTGGTGTAATCAATAATGATAATACACTATACGTACATAGATATCGGGGAGAAATAATGTACCTAATGTTCGACTCTGAGTCACCAGGAAACCTATCGGGAATAGACCCAGCTCTCAACGTTACGTTTACCCCAACCTTAACTGACTCCCTAGAATGTGTTTACATTAGCCCAACTGGACAATATGTTTTTTCTAGAGACACAAACACAGACAACGTAACAAGAGTTACCAGGGCAGACAAGCCAGAGGTGCGTATAGGCTCAAGGCAGCCAACAGCTGGGGCAGTAAATAATGGATTGGAGTACGACAAATTCTCTATTATTGAGGACATAAGACCTGTTCAGGTTGGTGTGACGGGCCTTGGCTTGAACACATACTCAGAAACTGACTGGCTAACCAATAAACAGTCAGTATACCTGTCATCATCACATGATTACAACTTCATAAGATTAGCAGACAACGGATTTGCTTATCTATTCTGCGGCAATAAAGTACATAAGATAGACGGGACCACTCTAGGTGGAGAGAACGGTTTAATCACTCGTAATGTGCTTCTGTTCCCAGAAAGATTCACCATTACTGATGCTTTTGACTACAGGTCAAGCATGTATATAGCAGTAAACAAAGAAAGGTTTAGTTCTTCAGCTATTGAAAGAGGAAACTACTCAGGCTCTTGCTTTGTATACGTATGGGATAGAAATTCAGTAGAGCCAAGAACACAATCTGTGGTTGAGATTACTGGTGTGCGTAGAATCGTTAAGATTTACCCTGGTGAAGATGCTCACATTAGACTGCTGGTTATTACAGATGATGGCCAGACAGAGCTACGAAGGTTTGGTTACAACGATAGTGGTAGTGCCACCTTCACAGAGAAACAAGTCCTTGGTCTTGGTGCTCACCCAACCTACCCTGATGGGCTGACCATCGCTGGTGACAAGGCTGTGTGGCTTGGTAACAACGGTACAATCTACGGAGAGAAGGATATGGCGGTGTACCAACTAGGACAGGTGGAATCTAAGGCCTCATTACCACAAGAAACAATAACATCTGGTGCGGTGCTGTTTGGTTCTGGTATTGAGACTGCCACAGGTACAGACCGGACAGACAAACAAGGACTTCTGATGTTCTATGAAGGAGCAAGCATTGAAGCTAAGAAGATTTACTTGTTTGATTTAACAGATGATGATAACGGTGCACTTACACCACAGGCGGGCAGTGTTTACTCAGGTATAACCTACCTACCACCTTCATCTATTGTACGTAGAGTACGAGTGTACAATGCACCTATTGCAAACTCAGATGATACTGTGATTGCTACAGTCAAGTTGTACTTCAACCAATCTACAGACCCAACTATGCCAAACGGCATGACCAAGAGCATAACCAAAAAGGAGGCAAAGAGAGGATACGTGGACTTCAACATTAGCAAGGAGTATGTCCACGCAATACAGCTAGAGTTCGAGTGGGCAACAGCTGTACCAATAGGTGAGGATATGTACTTACCGAGCGTTGCTATTATTAGTACCGAGGACACAGAAGTTAAAACACCCGACTCAGATTAATTATGACAATATCAGATATTATATCTAATGTAAATACTTTCATCGGTGACACTAGTGAAGACCGTGTTACCAATGATGAGAGATTCCAAGCAATCACAGAGGCCACATCATGGCTACTTGAGGAGCTTGGGAACGAACACATGACCGACAGGGCAGAGATTGAATATCTACCTACCGTGACTTGGTACAAGATGGACAACCTTACGCCTTACTTACTCACTGCAGGCCAGTTAAGATTCAAAGAAGAGGATGAGTACTTTAGAGAGGGGGACTTTACTAGGGTAGAACCACGAGACCTGGCGACCATACCACAAACAAGGTATGCTTATGCTATTGAACAGTATAACGATGATGTATTCTTAGGGATTAACATTCCCCCAACAGAGTACAGCAGCCAACAGGACTTAATAGAGATGAATGTTAACGATGGGCTTACCTACACAGGTATCAATGCAACCAATATCGTTGGCGAGAAGAATGCTATTAGGTTTGATATGGAAAATACTGGTGTAACAGCATCAGGTCTTGAGGTAACCACTGAAACGATTGACATTAGTAACTACGATGGTACTGGTGTCTTGGTGTTTGAATTTGAAATACCAGATGTTGATGATGTTACATCTGTATCAATCAAGCTTGGTTCAGACCTATCTAGTGATTACTTCTTAGGTACAGTAACCCAAGACGTAAACGGTAACGCTTTAGCAGTAGGTGTGAACACAATCAAGGTCAACATCTCTGACCTATCGACAGTGGGTAGCCCGAGCTTATCAGCTCTTACCAAGTGGTCATTCCAAATTAACCACGATGTGGCTAAGACAGTAGCCGAGGGATTCAAACTCTCTGACTTACGAATAGCAGAACCAATCTTCCTTACATTTAAGTACATATTCTACCGTGTTGGTAAGGATACTAGTGGAGCAGACATTACAGAATTCTCAGCTACTACAGATGTACCATTCTTTGCTAACCGATACCCCCAGTACAAGTTTGCGGTAGCTCACAAAGCAGCAGCAGTACTATATCGGTCAATGCACGACTACAACGCAGCAGGAAGAGAAGACTCTGAGGCACGTACTTCTCTACGAAGGTACAGAAAGAACTTCTCAAACGAAAGAGACACAGGAAGTTCAGCATTTAAATTAGCCGGAGTTAGTTTCCGAGGTCGAAGGCGTGTTAGAAGAAGATAATATTAAGAATTAATTATGCAACCAAATAGAATTAAAACAAGTGCTGGAATGGAAACCGCTTCGGAAACAGCCGCAAGAGCCAGAGCGATGTTGGCTAGTCTTCAGGAAGGAGGTGGTGGAGGAGAAACAACACCTACACCAACACCAACACCCGAAACTAATCCACTTATTGAAGCACTTACAGCAAGACTAGAAAGTCAAGGTGCAGGTATTTCTACATCTTCTTCTAGCAACCTACAGAATAGTATCAACGAAGCTATCGCTGGTACACAGCTTGCAGGTGAGTTGTCTCGTGAGAGACTACAGTCTGAACGTGGTAGAGAGGTGGCCTTTGCTAGAGACAGACAAGGTGCAACCATAACAGGTGCACTAGAGGATAGAAGAGGTTACGCAACCCAAGTGGTGGCACTACGAGAGCTTACTGAAACTACTGAGAAAGAAATTAAAGACCTTGATAAGAGATATCAAGAGCTAATCTTAGCAGGTGACGCAGCAACAGCTCAAAGAGTGGCAGACCTACAAGTAAAGAAGCTTGAATTCCTACAAGAACAAGAGCAGAATTACTTCAACAACATGATTAGTGTTGCTAATCTACAGCAAGAAGCATTACAGATGGCACAACAGAACGAACAGTTCTTACGTGCACAAGAACAGCAACAGAAGCAGTTCGAAGAGGACCTTAAGCAGTCTAAGTACGAATACGAAAGGAACTACGGACTAGAGCTTGACCGTATAGCACTCGATAGACAACAGCTTGAAATACAACGAGAACGAAATCAAATCTCATGGGCTGAGTACAACCGTAAGGCACAAGAGCTAAACGAAGAAGCCAACAACACTAACTTGCAGGCTATTATTGCACAAGATATGCGTAACCAAATTGCTGGTGGTGCCTCTCTTAATGACTTACTTAGCACAGACTACATGGCCAGACTGTTTGAACAGACAGGATTTGAGGGTAGTAGCGAAGAGTTAGCTACTCTTATCCGTGGGGCATACGACACTGTAAACAGTTCTGTTGTAACTGACACATCTACCGGTACGGACTCAAGAACGGGAAGACGAGTACAGAATACATTCACCAATGAGACCACACCACGTACGGCGGGCGACATGCCAGGGTTTGTTGAGCCTGCACCAGACGGATTTTTACCATTTAACTTCTAACGCTTATGTCTAGATTTAGTAACGCTCAATTCAACAGTACGTTTAGTTCTGAAAATACAATGGAACCCATTCGTAAAACACGTGGGCGTGAAAGATTCTCGTCTAATGCGTTTACGGAAAACAAAGTTGACCTACGTACTCCTCAGGGACTATACAATGTAGCAGAGCAGGTTGGCTTGGGGAAAGAGGCTGACCGAATGATACAACGTTCAGGTGGAGAGCAGATGAAGTTTGGTTCTGGTGGATTTATCATGGACACTATGGACGTTCTTAATACATTTAGCTACGGTATGGTTGGTGTAATTAAGGGTAAGGGTTTTGCAGAAGGTGTGAAGAACAGAGAGACCTTCACTGATGATGAGTCACTTGGTAAGCATGGCTTCTTAGGTAAGGTCGCTGGTTTTGCCGCTGACATCTTAGTTGACCCGCTTACATACGTAGCACCGGTGAAGATTCTCTCGAAGATACCTGGAGTGGCTCAGACAGCTGAGGCTGCTAAGTTCAAACTTCTTGGTGAAGTAGAGACTATTCAGGTCGAAGGACAAAAGTTCTTCAGGAGAGAGGGCGGCTGGTCACCATTAACTTACGCAGCTGATAAAATTGTGTACGGAAATGCAGTAGACATGAAATTCTTAGACGGTTACCGGTCTGTTGTTGGTCGTAACGAAGCCTTAGTTGAGGCTGGTGAGGACATGATGTTAAGAATGAGTAAGATAGACCCAGAAAAGTTTAAGTTGACAATATCTCGTGGTCAAGACGGGCGACTCTTATCTACTGACATCAAGGAACTGCGTAAAATGGCTGATAGAGGGGAGATTAGTACGGAAGACCTGACTAACTTTGAGGAAATGTATGGACTCAGGGACAATTTAATGCAACAGTTGGTTGACCTTGGTGCTCTATCAAAGGCAGCAAAGGATAAACACTGGGGTACTTACCTCAAACAGAGTTACGATGAGTTCCTAGACGCAGGTGGAGCTGGTATGTCCCGTAAGGGTACGGCCCTTGATACTCGTGGAAGGAAGCAGGGGCTTACTCAAGAGGCGATGGAGGAGCTTGGTCAGGTAGACGAAGCTGGCGTTGTCTGGGGTACTACCCTACTTAAGCAAATTCGGATGGTGAGAGACGCTGAACTTCAGCAATTTATTTCCAGAGGTTACGCAATGAGCGACGAAGCCATTGCTACATTCAAAAGACAGGGTGGAAACATGGATGATTTGGTACAGGTCCCTGATTCCAAGAATTACACCATGGCAGGAGCACGTGCTGACCTAACTAAGCAGTTAAAAGATTCCACTAAACAGCTGAAAAACGTACTTAAGGAAAGAAGGATTGCCCTGAAGGACCAGAAAGAGTTAGTGTCTACTATCCGCAAGATGGAGAAGAGGCTAAACAACCTGCAGAATGCAACGGCAGAGGAAATAGGTGATGCAATTAGTGGGGTACGCCACTTGCTCAGGCAATCTGGCATCACACAAGGCCCAGCCAAGAAGAAGGCTACAAGTAAAGCACAGAAAATGCTGGAGTCAGACTTGGTAACATGGCTTAACCGTGGTGGAAAAAAGGCTAGACTGGAGAGAGAAACAATACCTACTAAAGATTTATGGAAAGAGTACCGAAAAACTTCTGAGGGCCTTGTATTGGAGAGGGCATTCGAAGACCCACGTAGAATGTATCAATGGAAAAGCCCAGAAGAATTCCTTGATGCCATACGATACCCAGATAAAGCTAAAGTATTCAAAGAATCTCGTAATGAATTAGTTGGCCTGAGTGACGAAGCTCAAGAGGCTGCTATTAAAAGAGCAGAAAAGGCCGCCAGAGAGTTTGGAGAAACAGAGCAGGCGGTGGAAGTACTTAAAGGTACTAACTTAAAGCTTGTTAATGAAGCAGTCGACAGATTGGAGGACGCTTATTCTGACGTATTATTCGAACGAAGTGAAATCTTGAAGGCGTTAGAGCACAGTAAGATGGGAGACCTCGCCGGTAAGTGGGTATCTAAACCAGTATGGGATATGGTAAAGGGTTCTTTTGAACCGCAAGAAGAGTTTGGTCGTGGTCTTATGATGCGATTTAAGCACGCTAAGGTCATCTGGAACCCTTCCTCCCATATTCGTAACATGATGTCTGCCTCTATCCAAAACTGGTGGAAGCTAGGCATTGGACCATGGAATGTTGGAACTTACGTTGATGCATTTAAAGAATTAAAGCATGGTGGTAAGTTTGTTAACGACATGAAGTCAATGGGATTCAGTGAGCGTAGTGGTTACATCAACGAACTGCTTGATAACTACCTATCAAATAAGAAACTATTAGGCAAGAGTGTTAACAAGCAGTTGAACCCAAGTCTTGCACGTAAGTACTTCAAGCACATCGACAGATTCTTTATGAACTCATATGCTCACGTCGACAACGTTGCTAAGGTGGCGGCCTACAAACACGGGATAAAGAAAGGTTTACCCAAGGAGCAGGCTTTTAAAGAGGCAATGGCGGCTACCTTCAACTACTCTGAGGTAACACCATTTGTTCACAGGATGCGACAGTCAATGTTTGGAGTTCCGTTTATCACATTCTCCCTCAAGGCTGTACCTCTTACAGCTGAGACATTAGCAAAAAGTCCTGGTAAGATATCAGTGTTTGGTAAGGCACGGAACACCTTATTCCAAGCTGCCGGAATTGAGGCCGAGCAGGAGGCAGAGGCTATGCCAGCATGGATGAGAGACGATACCTTTATGATGAGGTTACCGTGGAAGGATGATAATGGACGCTCAATGTACTTTGACCTGTCCTACATTATCCCATTTGGTGCATTAGTTGATGGCTCTTACCTTAAGGACCCACTATCTGCTAACCCTGTTCTACAAACAGTTAGAGAGCTTTCTCGTAACGAGACGTTCTCTGGAAGTAAGATATTCAGAGAGACAGATAGCATTGAAACAGTAGTAGCTGATATCACCCTACACATTTCTAAACTCGGTCTTCCGCCAGCAGTAATAGACGCTATGTCTGACGGCTACGGAAGAGATGGGCAAAGGAGAGATGCCAAAATAGGCCCGCTAAGGAACCTAAGTGGAACCGAAGAACTTGGTCCTAACGAAAGGTCCTACTTCCAGGAAGTATTCCGATATGTGGCACTTGGTGCTACTCCGTTTAATCTAACCTCGCAAGAATCTAATATGGCTTACAGACAGAAAGAGAACTTAACTAAGCTATTGACAGAGAGAGGTTTGATTAAACCATTTGAGACTTCTTACCTTCCTGCTGATTCTCCACTAAGGCCAGAGAATAGGTCCTTCGGTGATTCAATTCCACAGGCCGGAGGAGAACAGTGGACTATTAGGTAAAATCAATACCTAGTACCCTTTAATACCCCCTAAAGGAGGGGTGTTTTTGGGGGTAAATTTCGATTCTAAGGGGTCGAAAATCCCCAACATGATACAACATAGCACCCCCTTAATTTAAAGGGCTTAGAATCTAAATACAAGAAAACCCCCAAAGGATAAAGAAAAAGCACCCTAATCACAGGGTGCTTTTTTTATATTATAATCATAATAAAACCCCCTTTCCAAGAAGGGGGCTTTATATGACAATACCGTTTAATACGGGGTTTCTTTGTGTCTACATTCTCTTAGTAAACTTAAGCTGAGGCTCATCGTTCACCAGTTTGGTTTCAATATCGTAGCCGTACTCATCTAAGAGTGCGGACATACGCATACTTAGTTCAATCCTTTGCTTCGCTTCGTTGTCGATTTTTTCTTGTTCGTCTTGGTAGGCTGACTGGACCTTGTTATCAGTTTGGACCATAGTGTTTTTATATAGTTAATCATATTCTTAATCTTTATCTACATCAGCAACACAGTAAATATCTTCTGCTCGCATGATTAGGTAGCTTGTCTTGTTGTGGGTTACTTTAAAGTGGGAGTACTGACCGAAGAATACTACATCTCCGGCCTTAATAGTATCCACTTGTTCACCAACAGACATAACAATACCCACATCAGGGCGGTCTTCAAACTTTGTTGCTCGCTTAGTAACTCCTTCCTCTTGAATCTCAACAGGAAGAACAATCACTGAATCGTGGAGTGCCTTATGATTCGCTAGGTTCAGCAGGTTTGTCGCTGTCTGTACCTTCTCCACTTTCTTTTGTATCTGTTCCGGTGTCATTTGTATCTTGTTTATTAGCTTCTTCTTCTGCTTCAGGGTTTTTAACAAGTCTTACTCGTGGTACAACTCCGTACTCTGAGAAAGAAAGGAATGGTTGTAATGCATAGCCAGATAGGTTGAGTACATCGCTAATCTGTTGCGATACTCGGCGTTCAGTATTGGCTGCTTCTACTTGTTCTTTTGCTTCTTTCTCTTCTTGGAATGTAGTCTCTGTTTTCTTAGTCATTGTCTTGGTTCTTATTAACAATCATATAACCACTTGTTAAAATAGCTGTGGCTATAGAGAATGCATTAGTAACTGAGTGGTAGAACACATCATATGGCTCTATCACTCCATCTTCTGCTAGGTTGGAGAACTCTCCAGTCTTAGCATTGTACCCAGTGTCACCCAGGTACTGGTCTCGTTCGAATGGTATACCACAATTGGTGGCAATCTGTCTGATAGATGTCTCACCGAAGTCTTCGGCAACATCACCAAGCTCACGAGTAGCATTGTACAGTGTCATACCACCACCTGTTACGTAACCACTACGGATAGCAGCACGTACAGCATTTACAGCATCATCATACCTATACATAATCTCTCTCATCTCTGGTCCTGTTGGTGCTCCAACCTCTAGCTTGACTGTACCTGTAGTCAGGGATGCCAGCCGTTGGTTGAGTGTGTCGTTATCAGGGTCAGAGTCTCTCTGTTCTCGTACAGATTCAATTAGCTTATCTAATTCTTCACTGTCTTTAATCTGAGATACAAAGATAGTACGCTTATTGGCAGAGTAGACACGCTCAGCTTGGGTGTAATCATCGGCGGTCAGCTGACCCTGGAGATTACCTTGCTTCTCTGTCACAACATTAGCACCAAGATAGGTTGCTAGGTCATAGATAGGTGTGGTGTCATCATCTGGGGTACTGTACTTAACCAGTAGTACCTTGAGTGGTACACTATCATCACTGTGGTTAGCAATAAAGAACTCTTTACTCTCTCCAAGGAAGTCTCGGGCAACGATGACTAGTTCTCTCGCTCCATGCGAGTAGCCTGTCTCAAGTATCTCCTTACACTCTTCAAGGTGGTAGAGTTTCTTATCAGTAACAAACACATGCGGTTGTTGATAGCTTGCCTGACCAGGCTGTATGTTACCCAACACTGGGTCAACCATACTGTCTTCGATATTGTAACCAGTGTCTTCTGTAATCTTAGTCTTGCCAGACTTAGACTCATCAATGAACAGCATACCATCTGTACCAATAGTACGTATGATACGTGCCACATTCTCAGCTAGTTCCTTATCACCACCGGTAGAGATGTAAGCAACTTTTTCCCAGTCTTCATCCTTTACTTCAGTAATTAGGTCTTCTGCTTTAGTTATGATGTTATCTTTGATTTCCTTAAACTCATCTCTAATGAGCATAGGCTTCTCACCATTAGCTATCTTATCCAGACCGATATTGATTAGCTTCTTCGTTAGGAGAATGGTGGTAGATGTACCATCACCTGCCTGTTTGTTGGTAGACAGAGAACCGTACTTAATCATTTGGATAATGCTATCTTCAACCTCATCTTCTGAGTCAATGAGCTTGGCTATAGTAACTCCATCATTTGTAATGAGTGAGAATAAATCTTTCTCAAACAAAACATTGTTACCTAGAGGTGTGAGTGTTTGTATAACAGGGTCAGCAATCTTATCTACTGCCCGCTTCACTACCTCAGGGTCAAACTTCTGTATAATCTTTGACATTTATTTCTTTGAAATGGGGTTATTTAAATCCTTTATATATCTTAGTAATTTCCATTAATTCTTTTGGCTTCTTGTTTTGTAAAACAAGGTAGTGCTCTGTAAGGCGGGTCACGTAGTCTAAGTCCAACTTAATAGATACTTGTTTGTCCTTGACAAGACGTTTAACCCACGCATCAGAGAACTTCTTTTGTAACGCCAGAGTGTACTCAGGTCCAGCACCCGACATAAACAGGTTGCACCTTGCACACTGTGACCATACATTTCGTAGGTCGTACCTCAAGAAACCACCACAGGATGCGGACGCTAAGAAGTGCCCACCATGCCTGTTATGCCCCTCAAGTTTGGTTGCACCACAGGATATACATTTACTGTTGTCCCTCTTGTGGACTACAACCTTAAATTCTTTCCATAGTTTATCCTTAGCCTTAGCTAAGACGGTACGACTACGTTTACGTAATCGTTTATTCCTTTTCATTTTTAATCTACGTTACTTGTAACCACATCTAGTGATTTTTGTAGACCGTCTAACAATGTTTGTACCTGACCTTCTGGTGCAGATATAGTGAAGTCATACTCCAACTCAAGGTGTTCTACCTCGGATTGATGGGGGTCAGTATTAACCTGACCTTCCTTAATGACACGGATTAGGATACCTCCCGCATCTTTAACAGCCTGAGCTTCGTTCTTAAACCTTACATCATCAACAACAATGTTACCCTTAGTGTTTGATACGGATTCTTTCCATATATTTACCCAGTAATCATTGTCTTCGTTGCGTCGTAGATTAGTACCGTAGTTCTGCATGAGTGCACGCATTACTATTGGCTTATCTTTAAAGAGTTTGTCTAGACTAGTACCGTACTCGTAGCACATGGCTCGTAGTACATCTGGTAGTGTGTCCATCATCTCTGCTATAAGTCCGTCTTTGAACGAGACCTTCTTAAACCCACGTGTTGCGAGCCTATTAGCCAGGGTGGTCTTGCCTGACTGCTTGTAGCCAGATAGTCCTATTATCATTTAATTACTTTTTCTTTATTTACTTTCTCGCCCTGACTCCAAGCACCGCAGTCTTTACACTGCCAGCGTTGATACACTCCGACCTTAGTGTATGCAAAGCCTCGCTTCATTGTACGGTTACTACTGCAAACTCTACAGTTGTGGGTAGTACCTTCGTACACATTGGAGTTGGGGTGTCCTGTGTGCCATGCACGCAGCTCAAGATACAGTCTCTCTAGTAGCACTACATCGTGGGCACAATATTCTTCCATTGTTCTGAAAGCTTTCTTGTCTCCCTTCATGCAGTCCATCCATAGTTTAAGGCTGGTCTCTTTTTTGTTGTCACCGAACAGTAGACCTGTAAGGTAATCCATTTTGTTGGAGTCGAATGCCCCAACTTTTCTCGCTATTTTAAGAGTGTCTACACTTTTATAGGGTGAAGGTGGTTTAAATCCATACTTAATAAATAGGGCGTTAGCCTTGCGTATGTCAAACCTGTCACCATTATGAGCCACAAGAACATCGCAGTCATCGAATAGTTTCCACAACTTGCGAGCCATTTGACGCTCAGTGTATTTACGTTTTGACAGAACATGCACTGGTCTATCGTTAACTTTGTACCCGAAAGCTAAGAGACCAGAGTCCTTCTCTATTGAGAGCAAGTCCGTCTTGAACGTCCGCCAGGTATAACCTAGCATAGGGGACGTTTCTAAATCGAAGTATAATATCTTCATAATAATTTGCTGGTGTTACAGCTGTAACAGCTTACAACCAGCACCCTACACACAGCAGACTTTAAGGTTATGTGCAGGGGGCTAGTGATTAGCCCTGTGTGTTATAGAATCCCAGTAGATGTGGGTAATCTATAGCTATCTCTCTTCGGGAGAACTGACAACGTTTGAAATTAGTTTCATCTATGGTTATTTTGTCGGCGGTCTTGTCAACTACTACCGCATAGTGATACACTCCAGAAGAGGGGTAGTAGAATACAGCTACGTTACCATCATCTGTAAGGTTGTTATGTACAACTGATGTATGGGGGAAGTCACTGTGTACTTCCTTAACATACGCATAACAATTACAGAGAAGACGTGTGTCATCATCAACAGTAACTTGCTTTTCTTCTACTTCGTTCCCAGTAGGAACTTGCCGAGTTGTTGTAGCGACGGCATTTATATTCCATCCTATCACGATAGGTTCTACTTCCGGTGGACTGAATGTGTCCAATGTAGAGCCTGAATGATATGTAAGTAGTGGCGACTCGGCTGCTAGAACTGGCTTGATAAAGGCCAGTAGTGCGACTACTATTGTAACTAGATAAACTAGATTTTCATAAGATTTAATAAGCCATAGGCTTAGTGCCCGCCAGTCAACAACAGACTGACTTCAGGTTCCGCAGAACGGAACAGGTAGAGAGTGTATCTCTAAGACAGACAGCTAAATCTCACTTGCTGCCGTGCAACCAAGTAGGGAAATTCATAGAAGACCTACTGGGTTGCAGTGCGGAACGGGCAGGACTTGAACCTGCAACACACGGGTTTGGAATCCGTTGCTCTACCATTGAGCTACCGAACCGTTTCTAAGATTGATGGGGTGTGAGGTGCGAGATTCAAACGATTGGGCCGTCACCCATCTCGCAAGGCTGAAATCTACTGCTTGGTATATTCATCGCCTACCAGGTTCATGCCCCTTCGGACACTCCACTGTGCACTACCCCGTAGATTAGAGGGTGGACAGCAACTAACTGCCACTCTTATGCGAACCCCACACTCCACCAATCTTAGTTAGAAGCATATTATACCATACTCTACATTAATTGTCAAGTAGACCAGAGACAATATTGGTTAAATGGTCTACGAGATGCTCACGTTCGTCTTCCATATCATCTTTAGAGATATAACGTGAGACAGCCTTACTGTAGAACGGGTCTGTTACAGCATGGAATAATTCATGTACTAAAACATCAATACAGTATCGTTTATTACCACCAAAGAAATCTTCTAAAAGTTTTTCGCTATACTCAACGTGTATTTCACGATATGGATATCTGTAAATACATCTTGATGCGTCGTCGCCTGAAGGTTTAATTTTTTCAAGCCTGTAACTATCAAGCTTAAGCACGGACTGTAGCCTTTTAAGTTCTTTGTTAGCCCAATCTTCAAACTGCTTCTGCTTTTTCTTATTCATCTTTGGCTATGATATGGTTGGTAAACTCTTCTCCATCGTGGTGCATGATAACTAAGTCCTTACAAGTAAGACCGTGATGGGTCAGTATGTCACGGTAATACTCTAGTTGCTTAGTGTATACTGTTAGCTTATCTTTCTTGAGTTCACGGTTAGTCTTGTAGTCTACAATAATAAACTCTGTTGGTTTCTCTATGTTATCTACAAGTAGACAGTCTACCCTGCCCACCGCTTTGTTACTAACGTCAGAGATTACTACTTCAGTAACAGGAACCATATCATACTTGCGTACCTCTTCTACCAATGTTTGTACCTGTGGCCGTAAGAGTGTAGGTATCTTCTCTATGTCGCCACCTAGTAGTACGAACTCTACTGAGTCGTGAACAGCTGTACCATAGTTATTGGCAATGCCCCCGCCAAGGCTCCATTTCTTAAGCACCGCTTCCTGTGATTCTCCTGTCTTTGTTGCCACCGCTTTAGATACTGCCTGTTCATCGAACGGCTTAGCAAATTGCTTGGCGTATTGTGAGCCTGACAGTAGCTCGTTGCCTTCTATGTCATAGTACTTGTGTGTATCCTCGTTATAGTATACTTTCTCACCAGTAAAGGTGGTTAGTAACTCACCCATATCAGTACGCCTCTTCAGTGGTGACTCACCGAAGATACCCCATAGGTTCTCTAGTTTTTCTAATACTTCTTCTTCATTGTCTTCAACCTCAAAGGACGGGCGTATGTTGCCGTACTGTTGGGTTGGTATAGTCCCCTCGATTTTGTATCGCATTGTTATTACCTGTTATGCTAGCTGAGCTAGCGATTATCTCCGTCACCGTGTAGAACACCACGTTCTTTACGGGATAGAAGTTTATTAATGTTCATCTGTGCCACCTCATCTAGCGTGAGACCCAGTTCTTTGGACAGTACTGCAACATACCATAGCACATCACCCAGCTCTTTGGCAACCCCCACCTTCTCTTCGTCTGTCATGGTGGCGGTCATTCCCTCTTTACGGATAAACTTCTTTAGTTTATTAGCAACCTCTCCAGCCTCACCTGCTAATCCAAGTGCTGGGTACACCGGCACATCTCCTTCTCTTTTGTAGACAATGGTCTGCATTGCTGCGTCTTGGTATTCATTTATTTTCATATTGGGTTTATTGGTTTTGGTGGATAAAGTTATTAAGGCACTCAATCAATTCGTGGTTACTCAACTCCATGAACGGCATGTGAGTAGCGAGGTCTAGTAGCTCATACAGACTAGCTGTTGGTACTAGTTTCCACGCTTCTCGCAATGCCTCAACTGTTGCCTCAATGTCTACATCATCATCCTCAAATCCGAACTCATCCCAAATCTCTTGGTCAAAATCCATAATTATTCTGTGTTAACTAGAGACTTAATAGCCTCTTCCTTCTCGTAGTCGTATACTCTTTTAATATTTCCTGTCTCATTACATCGCTTAATTACTTCATAACTATAGGTACGTTCTTGTGTACCTAACTGGTCGTCCTTGATTTTTTCTTTGAAGTCAGTGGGTGTTAATGTCTGAGCGTCTTCAAGCATATCCATGTCTACTGCCTTGTTCACCATAATCTTCATGTTGTTATGAGAGGGTAGGTCTTCTGGTTCTAGTAGACAGAACATGTGGTGCATTTTCATTAGTGTGTTAACCTCATGGGTAGTGAAACCAATCTCTGGTGACTTAACACAATCAATAAAGTTATCTGCAAATCCTTCGTATCCCTTAGTGTCCTTGATAATAGTGAATTCTTTACCAAGCTCAAGTAAGAACTTGCGGTACGCTGTTGCTAATTCTTTCAGTGTGTCCATATTATTCTTCGTTAGCTATCTGGTAAATATACCTCAGGTCCATGAGTGCAATGACTAGTACAACTGCCATTGGGTATAAAATACCTGCGGCCATTATGTCATACTCAATAGGTTGTAGTGTGCTGGTAGCTAGTGACCACACTATATGGCTAGCCAACCAGACACCAAACCCTACGATACCTGCTGTTACTGTGGTTTGTACGATAACCATAAACGCTTTAAAGTTTGGACTCATGTTAGAAGTCCATTGGGTCTTCATCTGTAGTAGTATCAGCGTTAGCCTTACTAACTAAAGCCTCGGTTCCCTCTGGTAGTTTAAAGTTAATAACTTCCTTTGTTCCTCCGTCTCTCGTCTCTACTGTCTTACGTACAAGTTGTAGCTTTACTTTATCTCCTTCACCCCAGTCATCTGTTACACCTGCTGTAGATGTACCATTCAACCAGCGTTCTTCTCCATTAAATTCATCTCCGTTAATGTCCATTAGCATCTCTTCAACTGGCAGGATACCCATACTTTCGAAGTCGTACTCCTTACCTGTCTTCTTGCTAACACCTTGTCGCCGTTGTCGGCTTACTTTCTTAATTGTAATTATCATATTATATTATTTTAAACTCGTTAATATCCACAAACATCTGCTGTCCATGTCCGTAATCATCTGTTTCTCCTAAGCGTAGGAAATCTTTCAACAGCATTTCGTAAGTAACATCAGACTCTTCGTCTATAATCCTTACGTTCCTACACTTAAGGTTGTCAAGTTCAGCCAATGTATCACTGTCAACTCCCCAACCGTGGTACTTACGAAAGAAATGTTTACTTCTTTGTACACGCTTAGTGAATGTGTCTCCGAACATCTTACCTATAACTTGACCCCTTTTGTTAAAGAACTCCATTAAATATATTTTCTTAATTCTTCTACTGCTTCTGGTAATGTAGCCCCTAAGTCTACAAGGAAGTCTATACTATTCCCATGCTTTGGACAACCGAAACATTTATAACCACCATTATACCTTTCATTGGTTGGGTAGATGGTACAGCTCGGTGTATTCTCTGCATGGAAGGGGCATAGTATTTTAGCACGTCTGTTTATATTTGTCAACCCTAGTACATAGTGTAGTGGTACTGAGCGACATGCTTCTATTACCTCTGGACTAAAAGTCGTCTGGGTCATACGTTCCTCCTATTATTTGTCTTGGTAAGTCTATCTTATAAGTCTTGTTCAACATAGGTCCTTTGTTCTTCTGCACATCCACCTCTAGACCCAACTGGTCGTCAGTGGGGTACAACATTACAACAACCTCAGCGTCCTGCTCAAGAGAACTTGAACCCTTTAGGTTCTTTAGTGTAGGGCGTTGCCCTGCCTGCACTGCACCTCTGTTAATGTGACTGATTACTATAATTATAATACCATTCTCTTCTGCCACATGCTTAAGGGCGTGCATTTTCTCAGAGATTAAAGCTTCTTTGTTCTGTGTACCACGTATGATGTAGTCCATGTGGTCAATGATTGCCACCTTGACACCGAACAGTCTCTTTGCTCTTGCTATGGTGGACTCCAGGTCCTTGAGTGATGGCTTAGCCATGTACACTGGTAGCATAGACAACTTCTTCGCATGTTCTAACCACTCATCTTTAGGTGTGAACTGCATGTCTTCCTGTGTCTTTGCTGTACATATCTGTAAGAACCTACGTCCTAGTGAGTATACTCCACGCTCAATAGGGAGAAAGAGGGAGGGGATACCTTTGTCCGCTAGCTCCTTGATTATATTGAGAGAGTACACAGACTTACCTGCATTGGTCTCACCAGACACTACTACTAACTGGTCACGTTCTAGCTTAACACCAGGTAGTAGGTCTATCTCTAGGTAATCCATAGGGTCATCAATCAGCTTCTGAATGACATCACCTAAACCAGAGAACTCATACTTATAGAATGGTGTTGCTTTAGCAAACATATTACGTAGGTCTTCTGGCTTATGCTTTAACATGTACTCATTAGCATCCTTTATACCTTCGGGGTACACAACATTACGACACTTCTCTAAGCCAATACGCTCCGCTAATTCTTTGGCGGCCATCTGCCCTGGCTCATCGTTATCAAAGGCTAACCATATAGAACCTATCTTATCTAACTCTTCTATCCACACTCCGTATGAGTTAGCACCAGCACCTGGGGAGATTACATTCTTGAACCCCATTTGCCACAGGCTCATACAATCAAACTCTCCTTCTGCTATAGCTAAACCATTCTTACCTTTATATTCTTTCTTAGCCTCATCAAAGCCTGATTCGTTGTACACCCACTGTTCAGCGTTAGACTCTGAGGTGTAGCGTATCTTCTTAGGCTTGAGTAATCGGTACTTGATATTGATTAGCTCTCCGTCCTTAAAGTGTGGTATTGCCACTGCGTTCTTGGACTTACAATATCCTAGCTTGAAGTAGTCGATAGTCTCGTCGGTCAGTCCTCGTTCCTTCTGTAAGTATTCATATGCTGGGCTTGCCCTAAGGTCTCCAATCATTCCCTCTAGCTTCTTAGGGTCTGGCTTAGTGTACTCTACACCTGCCACCTGCTGCATTGATTGTATCTTGGTTTTAAAATCCATTAGCTATTTCTTATTCTTATATATTCTTAAACACTTATCACTCTGTCTTTATAGTCCACACTCTTTCCCTTAAAGTAGTTCTCTAGGATTTGATTTAAATGTTCTTCATTACCTGGAGTGTGTTCAGTTTTAAACTCTACTGTGATTTGGATTGTTTGAGGGTCGTTCATGCTACTCTAGTATTTGATTGATAATGTCTTTGACTTTTTTAACTGCGTTTGTGGTGTGTACTTCATTCTCAACCCTCTCTAACAACGCTTCCTTAATAGCTTGGCGGTCTTTCTTAATGTGGTGAGTAAGCCACGTTCTGGCCATAACATCAAGGTCTTCTAATTCTGGTATTTCTTTCATATCACACACATTAAATGCTCATAAAGTTTCATTGTCGTATGATAGTTCTCGGCAGTAAGAAATACTGTGGCTGTTACTGTTGTTGTCATAATAATAATATTAAACTTATATATGCTAGACTGTGCGGGTACGGTGGGATTCGAACCCACTTATCCATAGCGTACCCAGAAGGAGCCACCGCAGTGACTCCGTAGTCACTACGTGACCGTTGGTGAATTATGTGTCGGGTCCGGCATACTCATTAGAGAAACGTTCTTGCCGTTCCTCAAGGGACTGGCAGTACTTGAGTCGTTCAAGTGCTTTACCTTGACACTCCCTGCTACAAACAACGACATGCCAACCCATTGCGTAGAACGCAGGGTTGTCTTTGCTGATGTCTTTCTTGCAGACAGGACACACCTCATTCATCTTTCTTTCCTCCGTCGATGACAGTGAAGTTACTGTGGTTGAGTTGCTCGACCATAGTATCCTCATCAATAATCTCAGAGATACGGCACGCCAAAGCAACCAAACAATTAATCGATTCATTGTCCATACCTCTAATGAGTTGCAGTATCTTTAATGCCTGGTCGAATTCTTTACGACCAAACATAAAGATAACATACCTCTCCTGTTTGTCAAGTGTAACTTTCATTACTTCCTCCTCACTGTTGGAAGGTGTCTGAGTACTTCACACTGGCAGTCTGCACAGTAACGTCTGCTACGTCGGAAACGAGCTGTCGTCTTAGTGCGAGGTTGTGCCTGTAAGTACCAGTCTGGAGGCATGAACTCCTCGTTGAGTCTTTTAACAAACTCAGTTGGTAGCTCATTCTTAACTAGTGTGTGCCACGCAAGGTGGTCAACACGTCTAAGGATTGAAAGATTACGTTCTTCATTGATATGTTTACCAAGGTAAGAACGCTTGCGTGAACGAGGGTGTCGGTGGTGTACCTCGTAAGGCTCACCTTGCTCAAGGGTCATAGCCCTTGCGACTTCTCGCTTCTGTCTAATGGTAGACCTGGTTTTCCTAGCCATAGTTCACCTCTAAAGAACTTGCGTTCGAAAGAACTTTCGTTCAAAAGAACATAGTTAAAAGAACATGTACTGTCACCCAGTACGGTTACACTGTGTATCTAACACAGCTTACAAGGGGTGTGTCTTCCCCCCCCTGTTAAGCTAAGCAAGAAACTACTGTCTAAGTAAGAGACTGTCGTCTCAAGAAAGAGACATCATAGCTTCGGTATACACTTCCCTTGTCTGTGTGTTACCTAAGCCTGGTGCAGTGTTAACCTCAAGGACATAAACCAGACCGTCATTATCCATGATGATATCAACAGCACCAAAGTCTAAGCCTAGTGCTTTGATAGCGTCAATCGCTAAGTTCTCTACTCTCTCTAGTCTTTCAAGATTACCTGTTCGATATACCCAACCGCTTTCTAAGTTACGTACAGTAGACTGTTCCTCTGTGGGTGTGTCTACTACGTCTTCGTCTACCCAACGACGTGACTTCTTCTGATATAGAATGATATCATTATTGAACACATGTACCCTGTACTCACCTGCATTAGGTACTTGCTTTGTGTAGAGTGGTGCATTAGGTATTGCTTTATAGACTTTTTCTATCTCATCCTGTACCAGAGAACTTAGGTGGTCGTAGCCCAGCTCTAGTAGTGCGTCTGAGATATTAGATAGCTCACCTGCGGGGTTTAATCCTACCCGCAACACTTCTATACCGTCACCACTATGACCGTCTAGTTTATGGCGGGCAAACACAACCTTTCCATTGTCGTACCAGTCTTGAGCTACTTGTTTATCGTATGTCCAAGGTACAGTAGATACTCCCTTGTCTGACAACGCTCTGAATGTTGAAAGTTTATTGCTTGCAATAGCAACAGACTCAGGTGAGTTAATATACTTTGCGTCACCTTGCCCCCACCATTGCGGAGTACGTGAGTTGCCCCAGTTAATTATGACATGGTTGTCTCTTGGTGTGTATCTACTACCTTGTAGTCTAATAGATAGACCATTTAGTGCTTCTTTAATAAAGTTTACTGACTTACTGCCAGTACGATATGGGTATATTCTAAACATATTATCTTAAACTTAGTAACGCTAACGCTATGACTACTATGAGCCACTCAATTAGCATTTGTTATTTGTATTTTATCATAGTTTTAATAAAAAGTCAAGCGTTATTAACTTGACCAGAAGTGGGTAAGTGCCAACTAAATGTAACACTCTTATATCTCCCACTACTGGGCAAGCTAAAGGACTTGACAAATATAATGAAGTATGATATAATATGGGGGATGTTTAGATATTATATCTTACTCCGTGTGAGGGGAACCGGCAGGTCTGGCTTTACACGTTAATCTCATATGTCCAGAAGTGCCTCCTATGACTGGTGATAATTCCAGCGTGCTACACTGCAAAGTGTACAAAGGATGGTGGCGGTAGACAATCCGCAGTGCGACGTAGGCGTAAGGGTATACCCGATACACTACACACACGCACTTAAAATGCCTCACAAGCCGTGTCCTGAAACCCAGGAACAGATAGTATGTGTGTGATAAGGTTACACTATGTGACCTAGCCGAAACCTCTGTGATTACATAGGGGAATAAACCTCCGTTTGTACTACCTGCAAGGGTACATATTAACCACCTAGTATTAAGTAGTTACTATTCTTCTAATAATGTTTAATCTTATGTTTGGTTAGTATATCTAGCACCTTAAGTCTGGCACTATGTCGTAACTCTTCACCTCTACTACTCTCCCTCCAGTCTATAGCAGGGTTGTGTAAGTCTGCCCTCTCATCTTGGTTTAAGTGTCTTAATTTAATTGTGTCTCCCATATTTTCTATACTAGGTTGATAAGGATTATCGTTGGTACCTCTTAGTGTCTCGATAGCACTTACTAAGTTATCGGAACTTAATGAGCTACCGATAAAGTCGGTGGCCGGCACATAGTCTGATGTTGACTCCCACCTGTAAGCTCTTGGTTCTGGTGGCATAGACTACGTTCTCTCACTATACTCATAATCAACGAACTCTTGAGCAGTAGCAACAGTTTCTTCTACAACTTGCATATCTATACCGAGTGCTGACATGTCTTCCTCTAGTGTCTGTAGCTCCAGCTCAAGGTTAGCGTCACGACCATTGTAGGTTTCTTTGTCTAGGCTATCTTCTTGGTATAACTCAGCTATACGTTCACGTTCGTACTCTTTACGAGCATACTTCATTGCTAACTCTTCTAGTAACTCTTGGTCTTTGTCTGGCTCTACCACCGGCACATCTTCATAGTGATACGCTTCACTAAACATTGGCCGATTGTTTTCATTATCCCCAAGAAATATCTTAGGTACGTATATGGTCTGGTATTTGCCGTCAATTAGCTGTGATGCCTGTAACTCAAACTCATCCATTGGTGCACCAGAGTCTATTGCTTCTGAGTAAGTGTACATTGCATTGACTAACCCATAGATGTTGGTGGTCCTGTCTACTGTAGCAGGTAGTGCCTTCTTCTCAGGTGGTTCGTTGACTTGGTAACCCCTGTAGCCATATCCAGCAGTCTGCCTGTATCCCCTGTCCATATCCATTTCAGACTCTTGTGTCTTGAATGTAACAGGGTCAATATGGAAGAACTTCATAGCGTCTACCTCTTTACCTGGTCCTTCTGATGCAATCAGTATCCAACCCTTTCTGTCTTGTCTTGCTAATGAACGACCATAATTCTGTCCATAAAACACATCAACTACTTTGTTTGTACCCTTCTCAAGTACAACACCTAGTACAGCAGCTGCACCAACAGCAGATATACTAGTGTCTTTGGCTTCAAAGTAACGTGCTATCTCAATAGCAAGTGACTCGCTATCATTATACTTCTCCTTACCATACTCTAAGAACTCGGTGGTCTGATTGTGTTTGTACTTAACAAACGTTTCCTCCTCGTACTCAGTGGTGTATTTGTAACCCAACTCTTCGTGCTTCTTATGCATGTCATCATGGTTACTAATTACACCATTATGCATGACTAAGTAATCATACTCTAGCTCGTCATTAGATACAAACATTGGGTGTGTTGTACCTAGTGTGTTTGGTGTACTCGTGGGGTATCTGTGATGAAACAATATCATCTCAGACTTCTCGTTTAGTAGACTCTTCTTCATGCTATCTTCGTACAAGAAACGCTTGAGGTCTACTACCTTTCCGTCTTGAATGGCAATGTATCCGTAACCATCAGTACCACGTGCTCTCTGCTTTTGATACAGGTCGTACACTCTCTTACCTGTATGTTTGTCTTTTTTAGTAGCAACAAATGCTAATCCACACATAGTTTATTTTCTAATTACCTTATTATTGTTAATCGTTATGCCTGAGAAGTAACCAAGCAGTCGCTTGACATACTCCACTAACACAGGCTCGTCTTCTAAGAACTTGATGAACTCAAGATATGCATTGTCTGGAGTCTCCTTGTCTGGAGATATATCTATCTTAATGTCTTCAAGTTCACACTTCTCTAGCTTGTCTGCAATGTATTGGTGTAGCTTAACCCATAACAGTATTTTATTAGGGTCAATCGTTGCACCATGTGAGCGTATCTCTACTGTACCATGTCTATCAAAGTAACTATGGAAGTTAACATTGTGATACCTACTGTTACAGTAGCGACCACCAATACCCTCACCTTTGTACCACACCCTAATGAAATCATCCTCGTTCTTTATACCCTCAATCTCTTGCAGGGTGAAGGAGTCTGATAATTGCTGGCAGTACATGTTACCTATTGACCTTGAGTGAGATACTAATGAGGATATCACACCACTATACTGTGTATAGAAGTATAACATATTCTTTAGCCACTTAATTCTATCATGCTCTTCAATCAAAAAGTAAACATAATTCATACGTGGTTCACGTGTTAATGGGGCACGTGAGAAGTAGGTAACATCATTGAACTCTTTTGTGTTGGTGTAGAACCCAGATGTACCAGTAGCTAATATAGAATTAGTAACTGTGTCTATATCTCTGTCTCTTAATAGACTACGAGATACAGCTATTTGCTTACCCTTCTTATTTATCTTCTTACGAGAAACCTCAACCTCACGACTATCTCTGTTGCCGTCTAGGTGTAGGTGCATAGAAGTAGCAGGGTTCTCAACGTCCACACCATTTGACTTGAGTATACGACATGCTTCTGCTATCGTATTAGCACCCTCTTCACCTTTGAGTGGCGGAGATATATACTCACCACCAACATGGGGTCTGAGTGAGCCGTCAGATGCTACACGAATACCCTCATGGAGTATCTTATGTAACACATTTTCATGACTACACAAGAACTCAATCTCAATACCAAACTGTCTGTTTGATGTTATCATTTTTAATGTTAGTAAAAGCTAATAAATTCTTCGAACCCTTCTCTGTCCTCAAAGTTACCTTCAATCCAATCGCCTAGGCAACACGAAGCATCTCTTAATCCGTTCTCTGACAACAAGAAACGGCGGGCATCTTCGTAGTTATCTACAGTAACACCACCCATGAGTATAACATTATGCTCTACTAGTAGCTTGGTGTACTCATCAAACACTTCACGTGCTAGGTCTATGTCGTTATTGTTAATAGCCTTACGTACCTTGTTAATGTCGATAGTATCTAAGATAATATCTGCAAACTTAGGTGCGTGCATGTAGATGTTGGTGGCATTACGAGCTAGACCACTAACCATAGACCACAGTACGTAGCCATTAAGCCAGAAGTTACTAGGCACACGATACTCAATACCATATGGCTTCATTCTATACTCACCAGCACGACCATAAATCTTACGTCGTCTAATGTTATTCTTATCTCTGTCTATCATTACACATGTGTTACCACATATAATATCTAGTAACTTAACTAACTTAACCTGCTCTTCTTTTTTAAGATTAGCTAGTGTGCCGTTACCTAAGTGGATATGTCCACCACATGAACGGAAACGTGTACGTGAGCCGTTTGGTGGCTTCTTACTGCCGTATGCTGTACGTGTAGGTGAACAACCAAACTCTCTCTGCTTGGCGGGCACTGATAAGAATGTCTTATCATCTATGTCACGACCAACACTAAAGTCTAGTGAAGTTTTAGTTCCACATGCTCTAGACCACGCTTCATCTATAGCTTGGCCTATGTGGTTACCTGATATCTGTCTGCATGTATCAGTATCAGGGTGTAACTCAGACTGGAAACCATCTGGTGCTACACTGTTCATACCCTCAGCAACAAACACACCTGGTGCAACCTTGCCGTCCTTTAGATAAAAGAACTCGGGGTCTGAACCAAACCTGATGTCTTGTTTGCCTGCATTGTAACCATACTCCATGTATATATCTGAGGGGTCAAGGCTATAGAAGTCAGAGAGTGCCACACGACCATGTGAAACCTTAGGATACCCTTTATGGCTACTAAAGGTACTACCGAACCTGTCTTTCAGGATTACACCTCTGTCACCAGCTTCAGCAATAAACTTTTCTGCTTCTTCTAATGTCATAATTAACTGTTAATCTAATAATGTTACTAATAAAGTGGGGCAACCCCCACTACGTTATACCCAAGCACATCCAGTTAGTAACGTCACTGTAATAAACCCTAATGTTTATCACAAGTTGCACAGGCTTTCGCAACGTACAGGGAAAACCAGACCGTTAGAGTATGCACCTACGATAGTACGAAGTACAATACGTACTAATACTATAAGAGGGAGTGAGTCTATTTGGTGGGATAATTTGTAGCACTACTCACATTACTTACCTTCTGCGAGATACTTTGGATACAACGTAGTAGGGGCTACCTACTAGTAGCAATGAATTATTGGTCTATTTTGCTTACAGTACTCAAGCAAACTCTTACCCGCAGGATAGAATATAGCTTTGATTACCTTGCCACTAACAGTGAAATCTTTTTCAACACTGTCGTAGCCTGCACCTAACTCCATATTATCTACTGCTTCAAACACGTTGTCACTCACTTCGTATAACTCAAACGCATAGTCGCTACCTTCTTCACTTGGTTCAAACGCTGGGTAACTACTCACTAAGTACATGTTACCCTTCTCGTTAGCAAGACCAACATACTTGCTACCACGTAACAAGTCATGGTTGTACTTACCAGACTTCAATGAACCGTAAACTGCTATTGTTCTCATAACTTAATATACCCCTGAGAAGCCCAAAACTAGCTTCTAAGGGTTTTAATACTACTTAGCCTTGTCTATTACCCCTGCACGTTCAAACGCCTCTCTAAAGGGAAAGTTCCAAGGTTTTTTATCTTGCTTATAATTACGCTTTGCTTTGTTTTGTTCTTTGTAACTCATGGTGTTACCCACTAAGTCTTTAGGTAACTTTTTCTCTCTCATACTAAGCAGTCTTAGGCTTCATGACATTAGCAAACTTTAATTTACCAGACTTTTTGTCACGATGTTTATTTGCAGGTGTGTAGAATTGCACCAACTTGTCACCTTCTACTTCACATAACATAGCATAGGGATACTCCCTATCTAGTATTTCTAGTTGCTCTTTACATTCTCTACGTGTTACACCATATAACTTACCAGTGTAACGACCTTTTGCTTTGTCTGCATCGTTTGCATAATACAACACATAAGCATTACTTCTAGTTTTTGCTCTCTTACTAAGTGTTGCTGTACACACTTGTAAGGCTGTATTCATATCGAATGACATAATTTAATTACTTAACTTTATAAACTCCCTAGTTCATAACATAGTGTAAGTGATAAGTTTACACTATTCACCACGATGGCGGTCATGCCAATCACCCTCTAAACTCTGTGCTAAATCATATGTTTGCTTTGCCTGTTCTGATAGTTGCAAGGCTTCTTGCTGTTTTTCTATCGACATTTCAAACATAGCCCTAGCAGTTGCTAAAGTTTCAATCTCTACTTGAAACTCTTCAGACTGCATTATAGCTTCTACACGTTTTTCTAGTGGCGTTAATTCAGTCACCACTGGCAAGGGTTCATTTATAATAACCTCATCTTCATTATTATACACAACCACTAACGTAGATACTATGACTAATGCAACCACTATTATTATAGTTGGTTTCATTTACTAGTTTGTTTATTCTGATAATATACAGTATCTATTACTGTATGCTTTTAATACAGTTGTATAGACTGCACGTGCTGTTTGCACGTTATAGGCCACGATAGTAGAAACATTTATCAGTACGAAACATAAACAATCATTTTTTTGGTTAGTTGCAACTAACACTGGTTACAGTTACCGACTGCGGGCGGTCATGGCCTATAACATGCAAGCCAGTATTGACATATTGTAATGCCCTGTTACTAACTTACACGTTCTAGGATAGTACACGCTTTTATAACACGTTCTCACAAGTAGACTAGTGACTTTTACCACTAGACGTTTTTCGGACTTGCTACACTTAGTATTATTACTAACGTGTACTTGGTTAGGATAGTTATATATGATGACTGCGTGACAGTCTGATAGTTAAGTTTAGGTTTATTATAAGTATACACTTATTACAATGCCGTTGTTCCCTGTGCTTCAGTCTAGCAAAATTGGCGGTCATTATACCAGATACCCGTTACAGTGTAGACATAGTATGCTATGCTATTATTCACTGTTATCGAAATATAACCAGATAAACCCTAGATTTTAACTTTTTCTATAAGTATCTTATAGAGGTTATATAACTATCCTATTTTCTAAGCGGTATATTCATTTTCATTTATACCCCGATAAAGCTAATAAATTACTTTACAGAATATACTCACGCTATAATACAATGATGTATTTTATTTATGTAAGGATATGCACGTTATTATAACTTATCTAGTCTATACCTATACTGCAACACCGTTGCATGATGTATAAATTGCCTTGTATTGTACGATATAGCCTTACGGGGTTATCGTATGCTCAACACTTACAATCTTAGTAATTATTGACTAGCATATTATAATGCCGTTTATATTCTATTGTATGCAACTCGTATATTTCAACTCGTTACTTTTGTATCTTATCATAGTGCAAATGACTTTGCAACTATACACAACTTATTTTTTATGTCATAACTTGAGTTATGATATTGATGTAGTTGCCAAACACCACCTATATAATAATATATAGGATTGATTGCACAAATGGCGGGCATTTATACAATCTACCTATATGCTACACTTTGTACTATACTACCTTCTCAGTGTACCGTTAGAACGATAAGCACCGAATGTTAGTCTATCATCTCTCACAATATTTGCAATATTGACAGACCGTTTAACTCGTTTTGCACTTGTTACTTGCTTGTAAGTGGTATTGAAACCACCCTCATAGCTTGTTTTTCTCTTACGCATATGCACCTTGCTTATATTGGCGGTCAATCCTGTCACAATTTAACACTAAGTTATCATATGACAAGTAACCACTACTGTATAATTCAAGTAGCATGTTTTGTATTTCTAAATACATAAGTTTGTTTTTTTATTTTTGTAATGTACTTGCGGTGTCTCTTACCACAAAACCAGAATATCACAACGCATGATAATAGCAACTATACACAACAGCATAATTATTGCATAATGATGTATAATATCAATATATGGCTATAAACAAGGATATATTACAGAATATTATACCACATAATCGGCGGTCAGTCTATATTTTCACCTATACTAGACATAATACAATAACAGTGGTATAATCACATGCAGTTGACAAGTATTACTAAGTGTTGTATTACTACCTAACATACTACACCGTATAATAAATGTTACGTCAACAGCTACGCTGTTTAAAGTCAACTTGCCGTAGGAACTTCCGTACATTGGATAGTTTTCATGTCCTTGTTAAGTATATACCAATCCTTGTTAAGTATATACCAACAACACCACACCACACCATAAAAGAAGAGTAATGTCAAGTGTAAACACTCCTAACCCCCCATTATATCATATTGAAGCAATAATACTATTGACAAAGCCAGAGAAGAGTGTTATATATTAGGCCATGTTTTTATTATTATGTCAAGTGAAGAGGGGGGGTATGGGGGTAATGCGTGTTATGTATGTGTATAATTACCACTAAGAAATTTTATATGATATTAAAGGTTTAATGTCTAATATTCTAAAGAACACGTTCGCACTCTGTGCTGTAAGCTTGGGATTTCAGATGATAGACGTGGGGCTAGAGACTTGAGTCCAGGGGACGACTTCGCCCTAAGAGGAACTTCCGTCCGTAGGAACTTCCGTCCGTAGGAACTTCCGTCCGTAGGAACTTCCGTCCGTAGGAACTTCCGTCCGTAGGACTTGACAAACTTATCAATGTATGGTATAATAGGAGCCATGACTAATAATATAGCGGAAAAACCTAAGGTCCGTGCCTCTGAACGAGGCGTAAGAGCCTCAAGCAGAGGTAGAAAGGTTAAAAAAGGAGAACCTATAGTCATACCAAATGCCGAAGCACTCGACAAGGGGGAGCTTGAAAGGCAGAAGAAGAATGAAGCCCAACGCCGGCTTATGCAAAGAAGGCGTGGTAAAGAACCTACTGTTCCGTTAAGAGGACAGGAAGTAAGAGAGATAGAGACCGAAGATATGATTTCCATGGCAAAACAAACCAGGAACTTATCATTGGGTGTGTTAGAGAACGCACTGGTAAACCTCATGCAGGACCCAGAGAAGTTAGCTAAGACAAACATTGCTACTCTTGCTACAGTGTTCGGTATAATGTATGACAAGACCCAGCTTATGCAGGGATTATCAACACAGAATATAGCAGTTAATGCTAAGGTCGATATCAATATGAACTCAGATGAAGCTATTCAAGAGCTGAATAAGATTCGTTCTAAGTTCCAAGAATCTAACGACAGCTAGTGAGTATGAGTGAAGCGACACAAGAGGAGTCCCAAATTATTGGGATGACCTCAGAGTTTGCTCGGAGAAAGAAACTCTATTTGGATTGGCTGGAAAAGCCAGAACAAAGAGAAAGACTTATCCAAAGAGCACAACTAAGTTCAGTAGCCCAATCAAACCCACATCACCAAGCGTTGGTGTGGACAGCCTGTGAGAACAAAGAGAACGCAGCTGAAGGATGTATCTTCTTTGTGGAGAACTTCTGCTGGACCTTTGACCCACGGTCTGAGAACAAGAACCTTCCCATAGTATTGTTTGATTATCAAAAAGATTTTATCAAGGATGTAGTAAACCACATTGATGAAGGTAGTAACTTCCTGATTGAGAAGTCCCGTGATATGGGAATGTCTTGGTTGGTAGTATATATCTTCTTGTGGTATTGGTTATTCCGAGATGGTGTCAACTTACTATTGGGTTCCTATAAGGAAAAACTAGTGGACGATGGTGCTAACACAGACGCATTGTTCGGTAAGCTAGAGTACACAATACGTAACCTCCCTCCGTGGATGTTACCAAGAAAGTTTAAGTTAGGAAGACATCGTACTAAGCTTAAGCTAATCAACCCTGAGAATAATAATATTATATCAGGAGACACGATGAACGCTCAGTTCGGTAGAGGTGCACGTAAGACTGCTATCTTCTACGATGAGTTGGGGTTCTGGGAAACAGCAAAGGAAGCATGGGAAGCAGGTTCACAAACCACAGCATGTCAGATTGCTAACTCAACCCCGCATGGACGTAACTACTATTGGAAACTAAAGAACTCTGGAAAGATAGATGTTCTTACTTTACATTGGCGGTTACACCCATTGAAGGATGACCAGTGGTATGAGTTTGAGAAAGCTCGTAACTCTGAAGAGACAATTGCTCAGGAGATTGACTTGCGGTATGACAAGTCCTTGGAAGGTAGAGTGTATAGGGAGTGGGAACCAGATGTTGGTTACTACGAGTACAACCCGAACCTTCCATTGTACGTTGGTGCTGACTGGGGCAACTCAGATGGTACAGCGATTATCTGGGCACAGATGGTTAATAATAAGCTCAGAGTGGTTGATTCTTTCTACAAAACAGGAGAGACCATTGACTTCTTTGTTCCGTTCCTTACGGGAATTATCCCGTCTGATGAGTTCAGATATAACAACAAGGAGATGGAGAAAATTGAACAGCATAGACTTTGGAAGAGAGGTACAGTGTTTGGTGACCCAGCTGGTAGATTCAAATCGGCGGTTACTAATCAAACTGTCTTCTCGATACTAAAGGATGCTGGTATCATTGTTAACTACAAAGAACACTGGAAGGAATTCCAAACAAGAAAGACAGCAACCAAGATGAGAATCCGTAAGGGTGTTGAAGTTAATAAGAACGAAGACACTGACTACATGAGCATGTGTATTGAGCAAGCAGCTTATAAGAGTACACGTAAGGATGGTGAGGCACAGATATCTTCTGCTAAGCCAGCTCATGACTGGACCTCACACTATCGTTCAGCTCTAGAGTACCTATGCTTAGGACTAGAAGAGGCTGTGGGTAATCAGGTTGTTGTAAGAGATAAGTTTAAAAAAGGAGGTAAACCATTCAACCCATATGTTCGGAGGAGGAGATAAAGAAAGGATAGGCTCCAAATGGTTCAAGCGTTTGTGTGAGGAGTTAAAGAAAACATCTAAACACTTTCGTATTGTACGCATTAGACACGGGTTCTACCGTGTGTACTGGAAGGATGCCTATGTCCATGAGATATATAAAGAGATGCCATACCGTGGCTACTCATGGTATACAGACTCACCGTACAAAGAATCACTCAAGCTAATGCAAGAGTGGGAACAAGATGGTGAGATACAACGCAAAGTTAAGAACTTTGTGGAAGGATACGCTGAAGCATCTAAGGCTATTAAGCTACGGATGTACCAGTTCAAGAATAATAACGAGCACTATGAAGCGGCAAAAGATATGTATAAGTCTGTAGTTATAAAATAAATATTATGATAAAGAAAAGAAAAAATGGCGGTGCAAGTCGTGGTTACAAATCAACCACTGAAATGTTATTGGGCTGGGGTAAGAAACCAAAGAAGGTCCGTGTTAAAGCGGTTAAAAAAGGTAAGAAGCCAAACTATAAAATCCCAAAGACTCCCAAGAACTCAGGTAGAGGGTGGGGAGGTTAAGTTATAAAAAAATATGAAACCAAAGAAAGAACCAATCAAGGTGTTTCAGGTAGAAGCAGGTGATGGTGATATCTTTTATCCTTCGCAAAAGGAATTAGAGGTTGTCTCAAACATTGTTCATCTATTTAGACGGACACAGCAGGACAGAGACAGAGCCTTTGCATACTTCGACGGGATGACACTGACAGAGTATATCGAAGACTCAGTAGAAAGATTCAACACTAACCTCTATCTAAGAGACGGAATGGAAGACTGGCAAGCTGGATTCAATGATGGATTCACTCGCAACAAAGTTCTATCAATGTCTGGTAAAATTGCTGAGCAGTTACCGATTGCCTCAGCCATCCCTAGGGGTGATGAAGACACACTACGTGCACAGATTATCACTGACATTTACCACTACACTGAAGAGCTAGACGACTACGAGAACTTCATGTCTATGTTCATCCTAGAGTTGTTTGTTAAAGGAACAGCTATTGGATACGAAGATATTAAGTATTGTAAAAAGAAAGTACGAGATACCAAGGGTCATGGAGATAACATGACAGTTACTGAGAACACTATCAAGACTACCAAGTTCTACTCAGAGCTTGTACCTCTTGAAGAGTACTACCCAGCATCTGTTGGTATCATGGACGCTAAGAACCAACCGTATTCATTCTGGAGAAAGACCGTGGACTTCCATGACTTCCAGAAATGGTTTGGTCACTACAACAAAGCTAAGTTCGTTAAGCCACATGACCAGAGTCTTTTTGCACACGAGCAAGTACCATACTACTTAGACTACATCTCAGACATTGAGACAGGCCACGTAGAGTTGGTGCGTTACTATGACTCAGAGAATGACCAGTATGTTATCATAGCTAATGGTATCTGGCTCAACCCTCTAGGCCCAGAAGAAGAAGTACAACCACTACCTTGGTCTCACAAGGAGCAGCCATTCTTCTCAGCAATCAATGAACCATTCGGAGTATTCTTCTATGGTAAGTCTTTACCTAACAAGCTAAGCTCTATGCAGGACATCTTGAATGTGTTGCAGAACATGATTGTTGACCAGTCTCTATTATCTATCTTCACTCCGCTAGTGACAGCAGGGTTTGATGGATTCGAAGATGACTTCATCCGACCAGGACGACACACTTCTATCGACACTGGCGGTCTGTCATTGCAGAACTCAATCATGCCATTGCAGTTCCCTGCACCACAAGGATTCCACCAATACATTCTTGAATACACAAGACGTATCATGGAAGAGTCTTCGCTTGACCAGGTATCATCTGGTATGGCTGGAGAAGGAGCAGATAGAACTACAGCCTACGAAATCCAACAGGCAGCACAGGGTGTAGCAGCTATACTTACTATGGTGTCCCGCTACATTAACTCTAGTATTAAACGAAAGGCAGCACTACGAATCAAAAACATCTTACAGTTTGGATTCCAACCTAATGCCACTATCGTACCTGGAGTGGTTGGTAAAAAAGCAGCCGGTGAACCGTTTGCTACATTCTCATTCAACGAGACAGAGCTATCAAGTAACAAACGTGGTACACGTATCTTGGAACTATACCGTAACTCTGATGAGCTACCACCAGTAGCAGATACACAAGCACGTTCTATCATAGCTAGTACAGAACAAGACAAGCCTGTTGAAGTTACAGCCATCGCACCTGAGTATATCAGAGATGTAGACTTTGACCTCAAGCTTGCACTTGACCCTAAACGAGAACAATCATCTATTGCTCAGCAAGGATTACTCCTTCAACAAATACAGGTGATGTCTCAACTAGGAGAAGCACTAGCACAGTCTGGTAAACAGATTGACTTAGAAGAACCTATTACTAAGTTAGCAGCAAGTATGGGACTAGACCCAGCAGCGGTTATCAAACCAATCCAAGCTCCACCGGGGCAAGGAGCAGAAGGTGGACAACCAGGAGCTGGCGGTCAGGCCATGGGAGAAGCTAACAGACAAGTAGCCCAGATGTAAATTTAATTAGTCGAGCATGAAAAAATTTATAGACAGTATATTAAACCGGTACGGATACTACCGGTTTGATTTACCTCAAGACGCTAAGGTATCAGAAGCAGATATGCTAGAGATGTTTAGTAGTTATGGGGAGAACGAAGTATTCACAAGGTTCTTACGGGACCTGTGTGCTCAGGATATTCGTTTGTATTTCCAAGCAGTAAACGACAGGGACAGACAAACAATTCGGGGGGCACATGATAGATGTTATTATTTCTTATCATTAATACAAAAATCACATGCAAGAAACAAACGAAACAAGCCGAGCAGAGGAAGTTAATCTGAATGACCATTCATTTGATTTACCAGAAGTCGAGGACGTTAAGGCGAGTGTACGTATACACATTGCAGACACATCCTGTGTAACCTGCGAAGCGTAGTATGCGAGACATCTTTGAGTACAGGAAGAACCTAAAGCCATACGAGTACCCAGAGTTGTACGCCTACACTGATGCGGTGCGTCACTCATACTGGGTGCACACTGAGTTTAATTACACATCAGACATCCAAGACTATAAGATAATTAGCGATAAGGAACGTAATGCAATCAAGAATGCGATGCTTGCCATTGCACAGATTGAAGTGGCGGTAAAGACATTCTGGTCAGACATCTACAAGAAGATGCCAAAGCCAGAGATAGGTGCAGTCGGTGCCACCTTTGCAGAGTCAGAGGTACGGCACGCTGATGCCTACGCCCACCTATTAGAGCTACTTGGTCTTAACGAAGAGTTTAAAAAGCTGGACGATGTACCAGCTATCAAACAACGGGTTGAGTATCTAGATAAAGTAATACAGCTTTCAAAGGAAGAAAGCAACAAAGACTACTTCAAGTCTGTCATGCTATTCTCCCTCTTTGTGGAGCACGTGTCATTGTTCTCACAGTTCTTGGTCATGATGTCATTCAATAAGCACAAGAACCTTTTCAAGGGTATCAGTAACGCAGTCGAGGCTACCTCAAAGGAAGAGCAAATCCACGGTATGTTTGGTATCGATGTTATCAATATCATTAAAGAAGAACACCCAGACTGGTTCGATAAGGAGACAGAACAGGGAGTAATAGATGCTTGTAAGGAGGCTTACGAAGCAGAAGAAAAAATCGTTGATTGGATTTACGAAGCAGGAGACCTAGACTTTATGCCTAAGGCTCAGGTAAAAGAATTCATCAAACAACGGTTTAATAATTCTCTAGAAGCAATTGGTGTACCTAAGGTATTCGATGTTGATGAGAAGATGGTGGAAGAAACAGACTGGTTTGACAACGAAGTAATTGCAACCAAACACGTAGACTTCTTTCATAAGCGGTCTATCAACTACAACAAAAGGTCCACATCAGTTACTAGCGACGATTTATTTGAATTATAATATGGAGAAACGAGAACCGTGGTATTGGGTTAATGACAACAGCCGGGCATTCCTTGAGCGAGGATACCTGGGTAAGGACCAGACAACCCAGCAAAGGATTAGAGTTATTGCAGAGAAAGCAGAAGAGTATCTAGTAGAAGAGGGCTACGCCGACAAGTTCATGGACTACATGAGCCGTGGATGGATTAGTCTATCCTCTCCCGTGTGGACAAACTTTGGTATTGATAAGGGACTACCTATTAGTTGTTTTGGTTCTTACGTATCAGACAACATGGGCAGTATCCTGCACACACACGCTGAGGTGGGAATGATGAGCAAGTACGGAGGTGGCTGTTCTGGTTTCTTCGGAGACCTGCGGGGCAGAGGAACAAAGATTGGAAAGGACAACGGAGAGTCATCAGGCTCTGTCCACTTCATGCAGATGTTCGAAACCCTAGTAGATGTGGTAAGCCAAGGCTCTATCCGTCGTGGTCACTTCTCTCCTTACCTACCAATTGACCACCCTGATATCGAAGAGTTCCTCAACATTGGTACAGAAGGTAACAAGATACAAAAGCTGACACATGGTGTTACAGTATCTGATGACTGGATGAACGAGATGATTGAAGGAGATATGGAGAAGCGTACAACGTGGGCTAAGGTACTCCAACGACGTGGTGAGATGGGCTACCCATACATCATGTTCACTGATAACGCAAACAACAACACTGTGGACGTATACAAGGACAAGGAGCTTCGTATCCACGCAAGTAACATGTGTAGTGAGATTATGCTACCAAGTAAGGAAGACTGGTCGTTCGTATGCTGCCTGTCTTCTGTCAACCTACTACACTACGATGAATGGAAAGACACTGACCTTGTAGAAACAATGGTATCATTCCTTGACGCAGTGATGGAAGAGTTCATTGTAAAGCTAGAGAAGATGCGAGACACATTCGGTGGCGAAAGCAAGAGGGCATTTAAATTCATGGAACGTGCCTACAACTTTGCTAAAGCCAACCGTGCCCTAGGCCTCGGTGTGTTGGGCTATCACTCTTACCTACAGAGTAAGGGTATCCCATTTGAAGACCCAGAAGCTTACGAGCTTAACAAGGCAATCTTTAAGACAATACACAGTAAGGCTGACTTGGAAACAAGACGGCTGGCAGAGAGACTTGGTGAACCAGAAGTACTCAACGGGTATGGAAAGAGAAACACCACAGTACTTGCGATTGCACCAACTACCTCATCAGCATTCATCCTTGGACAAGTATCGCAGGGCATTGAACCTATGTGGTCCAACTGTTACATCAAGGACGTAGCAAAGATGAAGGTTACCATTAAGAACCATAACCTAGAGAAAGTTCTAGAGTCTTATGGTAAGAACGATAGAGAAACATGGAACAGTATCCGTGATTATGACGGCTCTGTTCAGCACTTAGACTTCCTTACAGACCGTGAGAAGCAGGTGTTCAGAACCTTTGCAGAGATAGACCAGAACGCAATTATTGACCAGGCTGCGGACAGACAATTGTTCATAGACCAGGGGCAGTCACTAAACGTTATGATACCACCTAAGATGCCGGTCAAAGATATAAATAAGCTTTATATTAAGGCCTGGAATCGAGGTATCAAGTCTCTCTACTACCAGCATTCAATGAATGCAGCACAGGAATTAGTACGAGAAAAGCGAGCAAATGTGGGTGGCCCTGCCCACTAGGGGTAGGGTGACTACAAGATTTGTAATCGGCGTGCGGGACGTGAGGGGAACCAATTTGGTCGCCCCG